TACGATATTTGGCGTAATATGATGTCATTGAAAAGAGTGCAGCAGTCAGACGTATCTCACGTTACGAACAGATATGATTGGGCTAACAATCAATTCTATTATGAATATGATGATGAAGACATAGATTTGTATGGTCAGCGTTTCTATACTTATACAACTGACAATAACGTGTATAAATGCATAGACAATAATCGCGGCGCAAATTCTACCGTAATGCCAACGGGCACTGGAACATCGATCATCAATACTGCTGATGGTTATCGTTGGAAATACATGTATACGATTTCGGCTGGTGAAATTCTTAAATTTCGTACAGCAGACTATATTCCAGTTAAAACATTAAGTGAAGATGATGGTTCTGCACAATGGACTGTTCAACAGAATGCTATTAATTCTGGTAATGGTTCGATTGTTCATATACACATGCGTTCGAATGGACATAATTATTTACATACATCCAATACGTTTACTTCTGTTACGAACACAACTTGGATGAAATTGAAAAATAGTGCTTCTGGTATTGACGGAACATATGTCGGTTCTGGGTTGTATATCAGTGAAGGTGCTGCAGCTGGTCAATATCGTAAAATCGTAAAGTATTGGGGCGCTAATAATACTCTTATCGTTAATAGTGCGTTCCAAACTACGCCTAACACTTCAAGCCGTTACGTTATTTCTCCTCTAGTAACGATTTCAGGTGACTCTGGTGCAACGACCACTTCACGTTGTACTGCATATGCGTCAAATACATATCTAGGTCAGGTTCGTAAAATCACTGTGATTACGCAAGGTCGTTCATATTCGACAGCGAACGTAACAATATCAGCGAATTCGTTTCATGGATTTGGTGCTCGTGCCCATGCGGTTATTTCGCCTCTCACTGGTCACGGATCAGATCCTGTCGATGAATTGTTCGGTACTGCCGTTATGATGAACATAAGAACAACAGGTAGCGAATCTAATACGTTCACGACGAATAACGATTTCCGTATTATTGGTGTTGTTGCTGATCCTCTGCTCGCGAATGGTAGTGCTGCCACTGCTTCGGTAATTGATCAGACTACTCGTATCAACGTGCAACTTGTGAACGGCGATTTCATTGAAGACGAAATTATTACGGGGCAAACTAGTGGCGCTAAAGCTAGACTTGTGTATTTTGCCAACACGAATAGTTCAAGATCAGAAGGCGCGCTCAAAGTCATTCGCGTAACAACAAACGGAACTGGTGGTGGATTTAGAATTGGTGAAATCGTTACTGGATCAGAATCTGGTCTTACCGCAAACGTCGTTTCAGTAAATCCTGGCGCATTAAGACCGTTCAGTGGTTATCTCATATATACTGAAAATAGAGAACCTGTTCTTCGCGATCCTGCTCAGACAGAAGATTATAAGTTGACCGTCAAATTTTAATTGGAAGGTATCATGGCTGCAGAAGCTAATAACGTCACGCTCTCAACGAATTTCAACGTAGCACCTTACTACGATGATTTCGATGAAACGAAAAATTTTCATCGCGTTCTGTTTCGCCCTGGGCTTGCAGTTCAGGCGCGTGAACTTACGCAGATTCAAACAATTCTGCAGAATCAAATTGATCGCTTTGCGAGCAATATTTTTAAAGAAGGTTCGACCGTAACTGGTTTCAAACCTTCTGTTGATCCTTTTTACAATTATGTGAAATTGCGCGACAACAACGTTTCTGGTAATGAAGTGACCGTGTCTAATTTCTTAGGCAAAACGCTTAGAGGTAGTACAACAGGCGTTGAAGCATATGTTGTAAAAGTGAACGACGGTTCTGAAGCAAACACACCACATTTTAAAACTCTGTTCGTAAAGTATACCGCAGCGAATAGCACTGGCGGAAAGTTTTTTGCGAACAACGAAATCCTTCGTGTTGTTGGTAATACGTCTATTTCATGTAACACAATTACTGCTGCTCTTGGTGGAGCTACTGGATTTTCGTTTGTTGTTAATTTTGATGCCGGTGTCGTTTATGCTAAGGATCATTTCATTCGTGTTCCAGCTCAAACTGTTGTTGTTGGCAAATACACAAACACACCTACAGCAAAAGTTGGTTTCAATATAGCCGAAGATATCGTTACGGAAATCAGTGACCAGTCTCTTCTAGATCCAGCTTCTGGTTCATACAACTATGCTGCGCCAGGTGCAGCTCGTCTGAAATTGACTGTTAATGTAGCTTCATATGCTATTACGGCAACTGTATCTAATACGTTTGTTGAAATTTTGCAAGTTCAGGATGGTATTCTTCAGTCGATTAACGATCGCCCTCAGTATGCTGCAATTCGCGATTATATCGCTGGTCGTACTTCAGATGAATCTGGTGACTATATTGTAAACGGATACAATGTAACTCTTTCTGAACACCTTAAAACATCAACAAATTATGGCGTTTTCACGAGCGCTCAAGGCGGCAATACCAATTATCTTGCTGCTATTGTGCAGCCAGGTCGCGCTTATGTTAAGGGATATGACGTAACATCAATTGTTCCTCAACGTCTTCCTGTTCGTAAAGCTACAGATTATGCGAGTGTTGAATCAGCAAAGGCACTTATTGACTACGGCAATTATGTTATTGTAGATAACGTAGTCGGCGCATGGGACGTAAATGGTCAGGCTCGTGTGACTCTGCGCGACACTCAAGCAAATTCTGTTACACAGAAAACATATTCATTAACATCATTCCCAGGCGGTCAGATTGGTACTGCTCGCGTGCGCGGCGTAGAATACTACACAGGAACTCCTGGCGCACCAGATGCTCAGTATAAAGTTTATCTGACAGATATTAAGATGAATGCTGGTAAAGCATTCACACAGGTTCAGTCTATTGCAGCTAATACAGGAACAGGATCTGCCAACGGTAAAGCCGATATCCTATATTCAAACGGTCTAAACGCAAATACATATGATGCTTCTTTTGATCGCGCTATTTTCAAGCTTCCTGCCAACGCAATTCGTAAACTGCGTAATTCAAGCGGCGTAATCAACAACGACTTTGCTTTCTATAAGTCTTTTGATGTCAATTTCAGCGGCGCGGGCGTAGGAACGATCAACACAAGTGATGCGTCTGAAACTTTTGATGGTTCTGGAACTCTAAGCGATTCTGCAACTCGCACCGATTTCTACGTTGTTGTAAAAAACACATCAAACACAGTTCATCTTCAGGGCAAGGTTAACGTAACTGCTGGTGCTAATACGATTACTGCTTACGGTGGATCAGGTACTGCGTTCACGACTCAGATTAACAAAGGCGATATCATTTCCGTTGCTAACAGTGGTGATTATGTCGTAAGTGCTGTTAACAGCGCGACATCCCTAAGCATCTACGGTACGCTCGTTGGTACAAGAACAAATGTGCCATACTTTAAGAAGTTTAAGCCTGGGCAGGTGATTGACTTCGGTGGAACTGGTCGTCTTGGTGATCGTACAATTTCTATTTCATCTGGCACTACAGCTACTCTTTCACTTAATGAAGGCAACAATGCGACTTCAATTACAGCTAAAGCGATCGTAAAGCTAAACAAAATTGACGGTCAAGAAACTGCAAAAACTGTAGTTCGCAATCGTCTCGTTCAGATTCGAGTTGGTGCTGGTGGCGGTACATCATACACAGCTAATACAACTGGTCCATGGCCACTTGGTATGTCTGATGGTTTCAAGCTTGTATCTGTTCGCAAAAAGAGCGGTTCGAATTTCACTACACTGACCGAAGGCACAGACGTAACATCACATTTCACGCTTGACTCTGGTCAACTTGATAATTATTACGATCATGCTAGACTCGTAAAGAAAAATTCTAGTACGCTTTCTATTTCAAGCGGTGATCGTTTGCTAGTCAAATTTGATCATTTCACGCACAGCTATTCATCTGGTTCTGGATATCTTTCAGTAGATTCATATCCAGTTAACGATTCTACAGCTGGAACCGATACGACTAAAATTTACACATACGAAATTCCTCTATACACATCTAAAACAGACGGTACGACTTTCAATTTGCGCGATTGTATTGACATTCGTCCTCGTATTGCTGATACTGCCAACAGCGTATCTGCTCTTACGAATATCTCAATCAATCCGAAATCATCTATCACTTTTGACCAACCAACTGGCGGATTGCATTTCTCACCAACAGGTGAAGATTTCACAACAGATCTTTCTTACTACATGAGAAGAAAAGATCTTGTTGTTCTTGACAAAAATAATGTTAAGAAAGTTATAGAGGGTATTCCTTCTTCATCACCAAGAACTCCTTCTGTAAATTCAGATGATATGGTATTGAGCGTTGTTAACCTACCTCCATATCCTTCGATTTCGCAGGAAGTTGGTCGTCAGGTAAATCGACTTGATCTTGCAGCCACAATTTCTAGAATCAGAAACGAACGATTCACTATGCGCGATATTGGCGCAATTAGAGATCGTGTTGATGCGCTGGAGTACTATACTTCTCTGAATCTTCTGGAAAAAAATACTAAAGATCTGCTGATTCCAGATACGAATGGTTTGAATCGTTTCAAGAACGGCATTATCGTTGATTCATTTACTGGACACAACGTTGGTAACGTCCACGATCAAGATTATAAAATTTCTGTAGATCCTGCAGCAAAGGAAGGTAGACCGCTATTTGACATTCAAAATGTTGATTTCAAATACACAGCCAATTCTTCTAACGTAGTTCGAACTGGTGTTACACCAGCTGGTGTATCTAAAGATCAAATTATCACGCTATCAAGCGCTCCTTCTTCATCAACATTTTTGTCTGGTTCTACCGTGACTGCGGGTGGTTCTTCCGCTACGATTAGACACAAGGTTGGTACACGCCTTTATGTTGAAAACGCAACAGGAAATTTTGGTGCGGGTGCAACAATCACTTGCGGTGCTGCTACGGCAACAATTTCATCTGTTACCAACATAACAGCAGGTGATCTTGTGACCTTGCCTTATACACACAAGGTTCTTGTTCAGCAACCATATGCTACAACAACAAGAAATGCTATCGGCACATTTTTCAATTTCGTTGGTGAGATAGTAATTTCACCCGAATCAGATTATTGGTGTGACACAACAACTCGTCCAGAAACAAATATCAACATTGATCTCAATACTGATAACTGGATGTGGTTGTCAAATTCATGGCAAACACAATGGAATAATTGGCAAACGACTTGGACTGGACAGGAAGTTCTTACTTCTAGTGGTAGCCGTAATACTGGCACGTTCAATAGAGGTCTTCCAGACGGTTCTACTGAAATCGTCGAAACTTTTGTCACAGAAAATCTATACACAACACCAACAACAGAAACCAGAACTGGTAATAAACCTGTTGTTACGGCAGTTAATGAGAAACAAACAGTTGGTAATTATGTCAAAGACGTAAACATTCAACCATTCATGCGCGCAAGACGTATTCTGTTCAAAGTTGCTGGATTGAAACCAAATAGTAAGATGTATCCTTTCTTTGATAATGTCAAGGTTAGCGATTATGTCGTACCGCTTACCCAAGCAGAATACGATAATGGCGGATGGAAATCATCAACAACTAATGGTTTTGCCAAACTGCCTCCTACCGCTGCTTTGGGTGATCCTCTGGTAACAGACGCAGACGGTAATCTATATGGCGCATTTGAACTGCCAAATAACAGCACACTGAGATTCCACACTGGACAGCGTAAATTCCGTGTGACGGATAATCCAACCAACTCGTTAGTATTCGGTAATACAACAACTTCTGCAGAAACATATTATACTTCAGAAGGATTGATGGCAGGAACATCAAATCTCACACTGTCAACTCGTAAACCAATTATCACAAACCAGTCGCTCGTTGAAACAAAAAGTGGTTCAACGAATCGCTGGACTACATCTAATGGCGAGCGTGTCATTGGCGTAATTCCTGCTGGCGATGGTGGTGATGGTGGTGGTGGTGGTGGCGATGGTGGTGGTGATGGTGGTGGTGGTGGTGGCAGCTGTGGTGGCAGCTGTGGTGGATCAGATCCTATCGCACAGTCATTCTTGATCACAGGATTCCTTAAAACTCGTAACCAAACATCTGGTATGTTCATTACGAAACTTGATCTATACTTTGCAGAAAAGGATAGCACATTCCCTGTAACGATCCAATTGCAAGAACTTGATCCAATCACATTTGCTGTGACGAATCGTGTTGTTCCGTTCTCTCGTGTTATCTTGACACCAAGTGAAATTAACACAAGTAGCGATTCTTCTGCGCCTACACCAGTTTATTTCCCATCTCCAGTATATTTGGAAGAAAACAGGGAATACGCAATTTCAGTAATTCCAGCTGGTTGTAATCCAAACTATACATGCTGGACAGCTGTTCTTGGTGAAGCAGATGTTTTAACTGGTGCTCGTGTATCGCAGCAACCAGCTTCTGGATTCTTGTTTACTTCAGCCAATCAGCGTACTTGGGTTCCTGTTGAATCAGAAGATCTTAAGTTCACGGTATATTATGCTGAGTTCGATAAATCAGCAGATGGTACTGTAATCTTTAAGAATGAAGATCGCGATTTCTTT